TTGAGCGCGGACTTAGGTTGGCAGAGCGCATTCGAGACGAGGACCGCAAGTTTGATCCTTATCTCTTTGGTAGGCGCGTGCAGCCTGGCAAGCCTGGTCCAAAAACTAGGCTCGTTTGGATGGCGGCGCTCCCGACGACAATTGTGGGCTTGGCTTTCTCAAAGCCAGTTCAAAAAGCGTTGGCGCGAAACCGACCATATACTTGGGGTTTACGGAAGGCTGAACAAGGCGCCATCATCAGCGAAATGGCTGGGCGTTTTCGTTATGTCTATAGCTTGGACTGGAGTCAGTTCGACGCTACCGTTCCTCCTTGGCTGATCAAGGATATGTTCCAAGCAGTTAGGAGCAAACTAGATCTCACTGAATCTGATGAGCGGTTATATTGGCGATACGTCAATGATTTCATCCACTCACGGATTGTGGTTCCAAATGGTGATGTCGTTCAAGTTCATAAAGGCATTCCAAGTGGATCAGCGTTTACGTCGTTGATCGGTTCGATGGTTAATGTTTACCTAACGAACTATGTCTGGTATCGTCTAACCGGACACACTGTGAACCACGCTCAACTGCAAGTTATGGGCGATGACGTGATCTTATCTGCAAACGAGCGAGTCCAGTTGGCGGACGTAGCGCGTGTAGCGAAAGAACTCGGATTCAAACTAAACGAGCGTAAGTCAGTGATCATTAGTACGAGCGAAATGGAAGAAGGCGTACATTTCGTTGGTCATTACTGGACGCATGGGCGACCTCGCAGGCCCGTACGTGAGATTATCCAACGCATGGCGTTCCCAGAAAGGCACGCTAAGCAAGATTTAATCAGGTCGTTAACTCGACTTGGCGGATACGCTCTCACTACAGTTGATGGTCTACAAATTCTACTTCAACTGTATGATCAGGATGACATAGTGTCGGCCTTATGTCAATATTTGGACGACCTACGTTCTAGTGGGGCAGAAATACAGCTACGAACGCACGATCTTCCAGGAGATTGGAGACGACGCGTGTTGGTGGAGGGTGAGAAGTTCCCAGAGCTTGGCGGGCGGTCTGGACCGCACGTTCTTCTATATGGAACAATCACCTAACACCGTGGAG